GCATTGACGTAAATTATGAGATATGGGTATTATCGCCCCTGTTTGTGCGTCAGGGATAAATGTGATGCCAACATTGAAGAGGGGAATGTTTTGAATCCTACCAAGCGGGGCGGCGTTTTGAATAGATTGAAAAGTACTTAAATGCAAGGTAATACTAGCCTCAAATTCAATAGCCCCAAAACTCCGAGATATAGGCTTATTTCCAGTCCCGTAATTATTTTCAATTGTTTGCGTATCAGAATAATTTATCTCAGTAACCCCTGTAAAGGGAACCCCCGCAATTGTCAGTACAATTGTAGAAAACGAATGTTCAACGCCATTAATTAATGTTGCCATTGGTGGTAAGTTATAATCCGGCTACAAAACCGATGGTTATAATAATATTATCCGCTGGAATTACGGGAACTAATTTTATGCTGATTTCCAGGGTGTTAGTAGTTATGACATCTTGCGTAGCATCAACCTCAGCCTCAGCATCAGAGAGATCATTGGAGGCAACAATTAGGTCAAGAGCTGTTTGAGCGGCTACTTTAAATGTTTGCCGTGTATCCTCTCTTAATGTTCCATCTGTGTTTAGAAGCAATGGACTGCCAAGCAAAGGAAGTACAAGAGTCCTGACCTCCCTGGTGGCCTTATCAATCACCCTATTGTTAGGTATAGATCTAAAATCAGAATTAGCGGCCGTTGAGGTTAATGAATTGTTATGGAATGAACCATCTATACCTACATGCTTACGAAGGAAAAGATAATGATTTTCATCAGCGGTAGCTATTACACTATCAAGAACAGAATCCAAGGTTTCCCCTGTAGCAAATCCGATTTTATCCAACTCAACCCCTGCAAGACCATTTGCCTGAAGGATCATATTAAAACGCGCTACATGATGAATTGATTCGGAAACAGCTGCATCTGAAATCGCCCCAAGACTTGCGCCTATGTGGGATATTGAAAACGTTGCAGTAATTGCAAGAGCCGCGCCCCTGGCTCCGGCATCCTCACCAACCACAACCGTTACTTTATGGGAGTTGAGTGTTTTAAGATCCGTTAGCGCTGAAACGGTTGTTCCCGTGAAATCAGCCGTGTATAAAGCACTTGGCGGTTTATGATCAGTTTCCAGAGCAAGTAATATTGATTGCAACGTTGTGACCTCTGTTGTGCTGAAAACGATGTCCCCAGGATAAACGCCAAATTGCTTAATCTTTCCCGCTGCGACTGTTTGCATATCGGTAACCTCGGTAAATGTCGGGGCCCCTCCCGGTACCTTAGCAAAGCCCACCCAAAGAATTCCTTTAGGGGCTTTTCGGAAGAACTCAGAAATGTGGTAATGCTCAATGTCAAAGTTCACCACGCCCTCAACAATCCCAATTGCTTCAACCTCATCAATGCTCCTGAATACCTTTATAATATTCTCTAAAGAGGGATCAAGTATCCACTCATTGGCGGCCAGATCGGTTGCAAATACTCCGGCAGTGTGATCAGTAAGCGCAATATAAACCAGATCGGATTCTTGAACAATATCACCAATTAAATAAGCCGTTCCCGTTACCCAGAGCTCAACAAAGCCAGGAGGGATCATTGAATTATAAAAACTCAATCCGGAAACATGATCCTCTCCGGGAGTAGGAACACCTAAACCACCAGCTTGTTTTATAAATGTAACGTCAAGTAATGCCATTTTGCGACCTTATTTTTTTTGTGGGGCTTGCTTTACTTTTTTAAAGCCTTTGGCATCCTGATTGAAAACCAAGACCGCTAATTTTTTCTTTCCACCATGTGTTTGAGCGGCGTTTTTGGTGGTGAATAATACTCCGTCCTCAGTCAGGTATGCTTCAATCTTTTCTTTTGGGGTATTCTTCAACAACCAATGCAGTCTATCGAAAGCAATTGTTTCTAATTCTTTAAAACTCTTTTTTGCCATGATTATAAATTAAGCGGTAGCAGATTGAACAATTGCGGCGATACCCGCTAGGTCAGTTCGTGAAGTACTAGCCCCGAAACGCAATTCAGCGTTTGCAACAGTCCCTAAAAGCGTAGGACTGTTAACATCCGTTAAAACATTTACAGGACTCTGCGCCCTTCTAACCAGTGCTGGATTCCATGCTATTGCAGCAAGGTTATCTGCTGACCCAACAACCGCCCCAACGGGATTAGGGACTGGTGTTGCTGAATTATCATACACTTGAGCTTCGGCGCGTACAAAAATTTGAAAACCAAGAATACGACCAATCGAACCTTCAACAAGATCGGCCCGACCAATTTTTTCCAGACTAACAAATTCTTCAATATTGAGTAACTCAGCTTCCAACTGAGGCTCAATTAAACACATCCAATCGCCAGTGCCTGTTTTAGAGCGTTTTCTTATTACACCAAGATTGATAAAATCAACCTTACTAAGCGTCCTCCTGTTCCCGGTACTATCAGGGGGACCATTATCAACACCATCAGCACCAGTTGTTCTGACGATTAGTGCGTCCGTTGTTGCCGACCATGCAAAGGCAGCGGTTTCCGCTATACTGTCAAGCAAGCTTGCGCTTTGATCCCTTATGACTGATGATAGTTTGTCATAATTGAGTACGGATTGATTCACATTTTGTACCAACGTTGGAAGGGTCGCAAAATGATCGACAACATATTCTTTAACATCATCAACCCTTAATTCAATTTCCAATGGAAAAGAAATGGGATTTGTTACAACAGTAGCTGCCCCTCCTTGTTGTGGTATCTGAACCGTTGCGGCATTGATATCCACACCACCATCGACCATTGATTGTACAAAGAACTCATTATTCGGATGCAAAGCCTCTTGAAGATCAGAGGTAAATAAAATTAGTGATTGTTCAGCCATGAGTATTAATCAATTTGTTGATCCGCGCCCTGAGCAACGAACCCTGAGCCATCAAAAGTGAATGTTTGTGTATGAGTTGTTCCGGCCACTCCTGTAATTGCCGGAGACGTGATCCCTGTCCCAAAAGTTAAAATTTCGGTTCCTGTAGCCAGCCATTTCACAAGCAAGGTAGCCCCAGTATTGACCCCTGAATCAATTGTTAAATTCAGGGTTACAGCACCGGTTGCTATTGCGGGTGCAAATAAGGTATCATCGTTTGTGATTGTGATTGCCTGGGTAGCAAGAAATGCAGGTTCTTGTACATCCGTTGCTCCGAATGGGGCTCTAATTACTGCCATGATTAAGCTTTTTGATGGTTTTCGATAAATTTAACCGACCATGCCTGATAAAGTTTTTGAACTGTTTCTGGATGAGTTTTATCCAGTTTTTCCAACTGTCCCCCAGGAGCCTTGCGCCACATTTGGTAATCCCAATCTTTTTTGTCTTCAGGGATGCCGGCCAGTAAGGGCTCTGGTAGATTTGAATCCTCATCAATGACTTTAGCCGCCTTTATATTGATTGACCCAATTGATGCCTCAAATGTTCCGTAATCCTTCACCGCTATTTGCAACCACCCCTCAACTGAGGACTGGGGGATTAAACCCAGGCTTACAAGATCATTCAATTTTTTGGTGGCCTTCTCTTTCCTTTCGATTCTGACTTCTGACTCCTGATCCTTGATTTTTTTATCCAATTCATCAAGCTTGCTCTGAAGATCAATAACCTTTTTCTCAGACTGATCTTTTTCTGTTTGCAGGGCTGTTATTGCCTTTGAGATATTCCCGGCACTTGAATCAGGATTAAGCCCCAGTACACTTGTAACTTCAACCATGTTATTTTTTTTAAATGTTTCTTCTTTTGGTTTAAATAAATTCATCAATTGAATTGGGGTTGCATTTTCAATTGGTGCTATCTTTCTGCCGGAGGGAATAACCTCATCAATCAATCCGAATTTTTCAGCTTCCGTAGCATTAAAAAATGTCTCTTCAGACATCATCTTATCCAAATCATCCCTTGACAGATCTGATCGACTAACCATCATTGTAATGACTTGTTCTTTAGCCATTTTGATGATCTGATCATTTTTTTCATCCGATGCTGCACCCCGTATAAGTGGGTCATGAACCATAAATGTGGCAAAGTCAAATGCCAAACGCTTTGTACCCATTGGGGATACAAAAGCGGCCGCACTCATTGCCGCCCCTGTTACCAAGGTTGTTATTTCCATTGTGGTAGTAAGCATTTCCCCCACTATTCCTTGAGCGAGAAACACTCTACCGCCTACTGAATTGATTTTTATAAGAAGTTTTTGAATGCCTATTTGACCTAGAAAATTAATCTCTGAAGCAAATAAATTTCCATCCAATTCAGTCCCAATTTCCCCGAACAATAATAATTCAGCTGAATCATTACCAATATTTTGAAGGTGAAACAGCTTGCGTCCCTCAACAACTGTTGGCTCCGGTCGTTTATTAATAAGATTGAAAAACTCAGGATTACTGAGTTCATTATTGTTCAATCGCATTAATAAATTTGGGAATGACATTCCCCAAATATTAAGGATAAACGATTAATATCCTTGATTGTACGTCAATTTGCCGTATGTTTATTATCTTTGTTGTATGAGCAAAAAGAAGGATGGAATTGAAATAAGAGCATTAATCAGAGGGGATTTAGCTGAAAAAATCAAGAGGGAAAAAAGGATTACTGATTGTAGTTTTTCCAGTATTGTTAAGGCTGCTTTAAGGGAGCGGTTTAAGGGTTAAGTTGTAAACCAAAAAACATTTATATGCAATTCTCCTGATACTGGAATTGTAACCCCACTATTATTAAACAATGTGATTCCATCGTCACCTGTTTGAATTGAAAGAGGTAATATTATCTCTTGATCTACCCCGAAAATACCACGCATAAGAACACTGCTAAATATATTGGAGGATGGTCTGAAGGATGAATCAGGTAATTCCAAAGGATCGTGTTGAACACTTATTGTAGTGTTTTGTCTTATTATTGCACCTCTAAGATGAACGAAACCAATATCATTCTTTCTTATTTGTATTCCGCTTCCGCCACCAGTCGTAAACCAATCAGAATCCAATATTGTTACATTCTGATATAATCCTTGATTAAAATTTGCCTTCGTAGGTATATCAATAACATTAGCATCCCCCACAACATCTCCTATCCCCGACCCTGAAACCGCATCAATTATCTTGACCTTCCTTATTTGAAGAA